GCGACATACGACCTATAGTAACTACTGCAGATTTTGAATCATCTTTCTTTTTATCTGCTGAACCCCATTCTCCACTATTCTGTGCAAAATTTGCTGCACTAAATTCACCACGTTTAACTAATTTATGAGTGCCGCTTGAACCAATTGCAACATATCCTTCTGGACCCGTTGGAGTTATTCCTGCTATCTGATATTGATTTATGAATAATAAATGCACGATTGATATGTTCTTTATTATGGTTTAAATCACTCAATATATCATCTGCCACCTGTTGCTTTTCTGCTTTCTTGGCAGGTGTTTTTACTTTATCAATTTCTTTTTGTTTTATTTGCTTTACAAAATTTATAAAATCAGAACCATCAATTGCATTTTCTGATTTGTCTCTAACCTTAGAATTGATGTATTGTTTAAACAGAGGTGCTAAATGTGCTTGTGAAACAAAGTCAAATGTGTCTTTATGAGTACCTGCTAATGTACCGCCTAATGCAGATAATTTGCGGTGAGCATCAGGTGAGTTTGCCGCATCTGGTGCAGTAACTTTCATCGTATATACGTCTGGATGTTTATATGAATCTTTATGGCTTGCTGGTAACCTTTCGTTATCATCATTATATTTTGAATGGATAGCAAAACCAAATTTTGATTTTTTTATTTTTTTACCTTCAGTAGAGTCGACAGGAATTGCGTTACGGACTGTGTTAGGTTTAAAAGTGTAGTGAGTTTTTCCTTGAATGTCACGAGTATCCACATCGTTTTTAGTGAACATAACATCGCCTTGATGAATTTCATTATCGCCACCTTTATAAATTTTTGGTAAATGTTCTAATGCTGCTTTTAGTTTTTCAACTAATCCGGGAGCATGACCGTGATTACGTTCAATATCTTCATTCGTGAAATTGATTTTTGGTTCTTTATTTGCCATTGATTTTGTAGCAACAAAGAACTTACCATCTTGCTTTCCATAAAACAAGCTTGGACTGCCATCGATTTTTGTTTGGGTTTCAACCATTTTGGGATTCTTCACTAATGAATGAAGAATATCTAGTGCCGATTTTGCACCTGCAACACCCTTATTGAATAATTGATCTTCAATATGTTCATAATGCAACAAAACATCTTCACCCTTTTTCGATGGAAAGGATTTTTGAACAGGGACTAATCTACCTGCATGATTAATATGAGTAACCATGTTATTTCGACCATAGCGCCCAAACCCATAATACTCAAGTTTCATAGACTGAGCTTGATCGTGCGCTTGCGATTCCGTTAGAAAGGTATTAAATGTTTTCATGATTTTCCATCAATGTTTTGTTATATTTATATTAATGTTTGAATGAATAATCACACATTAAATGGGTTGGAAACACACCACCTGATTTTGGTCTAAAATTAAACTTAAATTTAAATAATTCAGTTTCTACTTTTATATCTACACGTTTTGCTGAACCACCAACAGGATATTCAACAATAATATCAGATGTTATTTTTGAAGCTCTATTAAGAAAATTTTGATCTACTAAATAAGAACTAACTGAATTGTCTTTATGTTTATGCACGAGATAATATCCCATACCTATTCCAGATTTTAAAAATTCTGATATTTTTTGTGGATCTGCTTTCGATTTTGCATAATCTTTTGGAGCTACTTTTAAACCAGCACTTTCTTTATAATTTAAAAACACTCCTATAAATTTTGAATAATCTATTCCAAACAAGTTAAGTAATGGATATGCCATAGGTGATGAAAATTTACCACTAGTAAATTCTGCGGCGGGAAATATTCTGCCAACACCTGCATTAAAAAATGAAACAGTTTCACCATATTTACAGGATATGTTATATTGACTTTTTTCAGTATGAACTTTTAAATCAGCTAAGGCATCACCGACATCAAAAGTTTTACCACCACCTTTAACAGAAATATATAATTCTTTCCCAGTCATTAAAATGGGTCTTGGAGTATTTTCACCTCCAGTTTTTTCTGCTTTTTTAATAACAGCATGTTTAATATCTTTTTGTATAAACTCTGACATAAAATCAGTATATTTAAAAGTATATTTTTCACTCTGATATAATTTAAAATCTTCTAATAATTCATCCTCAAATTGATTGCCCTTATTTGTTGATGTTTTTCCTGGAGCAGCACCTATCTTAGCAATCAATTTTATTTGAGATCCCCTAAAAGTCAAACCACCCGCAGATGATGGCATACCTACTTTTTTATATTCTGGATCAAAATCAATTAACTTCGGCTGTAAAGTTAATTTTAAAAACTGTTCTCTTTGATTGTTTTTATATAGTGAATCGGGAAGCAATATGATTACATTGTTGCCAGATATAAAATAATGACCTTCTTTTAATTTAGAATCTGTTTTTATAAATCCTATTTTTTGCAGTCTTTGGTCAAGATTTGATATAGTTGCTAACATTATAACCTCATTCTATTTAATTATAATATTTATGCAAAATAAAACCCGCCGAAGCGGGTTTTATCTATTAACTAAAGTCTAATTCTCCGAAATCTCCTCGTTTCTTCATCTGAGAACCAAAGGTTGATTTGTCAAAGACAGGCACATCATCATCCTTTTTACCTGTATCCACAAGGTCAGCTGTCGGATTATCAACATCATACAGTTTAAATTTCGCAATATCGATACCAATCACGAATCTCTTGTAATAATTAACGTCATTATAACGAGATTTCAACTGTTTTATCATTAATTGACCCATAGCATCAAGTTCTTCTGTTCTAACGATGGCAAATATGAAATCCATCGTAGCTGCTGTGCCGAATGATTCTGCAATGTCAGTCATGTCACTATCAGTGTCAGTGGATCCGCTTCGTGTGAATTGAGTTGCTGTCAAAACAGGCACATCATATTCAACCGCAAGACCACGTAACTCCTCTGCAACGGATTTAATAATTGTATATGAGTTAAATGCACCACCAGCCTTGAGTCTCTGACTGTTACAAATGTTCAAGTAGTCGATCACAATCAGATCAGGCACGAAGTTCTTTTTAAGTTTTAATTCGTCCATCAATGATTTAAAATGCCCCGCATGAGCCCCACCAGTAGGGAATTCCTTGACAATCAGCCGACCGTGATGTTTTGATTGAATATCATGAATTTTACTATCAAAATCTGTCTTTTTCATACGAATAAGATCATCAATTGATACATCCATCAAATTACAGTCAATGCGTTCTGCGATTCGTTCCTCAGCCATTTCCATTGTAATATATAAAACATTCTCACCTTGCTTCAAAGCAGAAGCGGCTGAATGACATAAGAACAAACTCTTACCCACATTAACACCTGCGACCACACAATTTAATGTCTTTCGAGGTAAACCACCTTTAGTGATTTTATTAAACATTGTTAAGTCAAATGGAATACGATCCTCTTTCAAATGATAGAAATTAAATCGATTATCAGCATCAGTGAAATAATCATGTCCTACTGTTTTGTCAAATGATATTGCTAATGCGTCAGACAATAATGTTGGAATAGCACCTTTGTCTAATTTTGTATTCCTACCATCCATAATACTAATTGAAGTCATGATAGCATTATATATTGCTTTATCGCGGCAAAACTTTTCGGTCCTTTCAGTCAACCATGTTACATTATTTTCTGGTTCTCCCAACCCTTCCACTAATTCTACTGCTTCATCAAATTCACCCTGTTTCAATTCTTTACAGTCATCTAAAAACAATTTCAAAATTTTCTTTGTCGGTGATTTATTATGTTTGTCGTAAAACTCTTTAATCTCTTTAAAGAGAATCTTATCTACTCTGGAATCAAAATATTCTTCTTCCAAAAATGGTAAAGTTTTGCGAGTATAATCATCATTACCTAACAAACCCTCAAATATAACACTTTCTATTCTGTTTGTCATGCAACCTCTTTATCGTTAGGATCTTGTTCTAAAATAACATCCATACCAGTGTGGGCACTAGAATTCAAATATGTCCCTTCTTTAGTCCAACGAATTGGTATCCATTCGCCACCAGTCCAATATACTCCCAATAAAGGAAATACATCATCACCACAACTAGATGAACATATTATTGCAGGCATTCCACTTCTTGTCAATGTAATCTTTGGATTAAATGATTTAAGAAATGATGCCGCTAATTCATACTTTTCCGGACTGATCATCATTTGTACCACCTTTATAAACGACTTCACCTTTTTCCATTTGTTCAGTAAGAATTTGAATAATCAAATCACCCAAAGTCCTCTCAAATAATATAACATCTTCTGGTTGTTTTTCACTTGTGATATTATATTCAAATGACATATTCATTGAACCATCTTCATTTTCATGATCTGCCATTTTCATACCTTCATAATGAAAGGTTATACCGACATATGGATCATCAATGATTTCAAGTTCAACATTGTCATTAATAATTTTTCCCGTAGATTTAACATTAATCATTTGTTATCTCCTCATCATTCTCAATTGCTGATCTTTGTACCATTTGATATTTGTTTCGCACAAATTCTTTGAATGTTTCATCTGTTACGATTGGCGCCCAAAATTCGCGGGTATTGGTGTCTTTTTCACGCACATTCTTTTCTGCACCTGCTGCACAATACCATCCATTCTTTGGTTTTGTAACGTGTCCAGATTCCAAAGCAATATCAAGCAATCCACTAAATGGATTAATACCTTCATCATACATTACCTGAATAGGAAATTTAGACTTCTCTTTAACATATCGAGATTTTTCAGCACGAAGGGTGAAATTCCACCCATCAATATCGCCACTTGATCCTTTTTCTTGTGATCGCCCAATAATGAAAATAGTATTGGCAGAATAATATGATCCTGTGCCACCACCAACAATGTCTTTCGGGAACATACCAATTTCTTTATATGTGTGGTTGATCACAATACATGGAATGTCCTTAGTTGTGAAATGTGGAGTGATCATACGAAATAGTGATTTCATCTGTTTCGCACGACTCATATCAGCAACAGATTTTTCATCTAATGCATCATCTACTTCTTTCTTTGATGCAAGATTACCAATCGAATCAATGAAAATAATTATATGATCACCACGTTCTATTTGATCAAGACGTTTAACAAGATCAAATTTCAATTGTTCAATATGTAAAATTGGAATATGTAATACACGATCTGGATCAACACCAGAATTTTTAATATAATCTTCTGTGATACCAAATTCAGAATCATAAAACATGCAAATTGCATCTGGGTATTTGTCGAGATATGATTTAACACAAACCAATCCAAGACCAGATTTAAAGTTTTTAGATTCGCCTGCAATCATTGTAAGACCAGAGGTCATCCCACCATCTAATTTACCACTGAATGCAGCATTTAAAATTGGTAAAGAGGTAACAGTGAAATCTTTAGCATTGAACAGAATCGAATCTGATAATGTAGTTACCTTAATAGAACCAGCTGCTTTCATTTTATCTAATAGTGCATTTTTTGACATTTACTTCTCCTAGTTGTTTGCTGATTGATTACGCATGAGCTACATGCAAAATGAGGGTTCCACTCACCAGGACTCCCACAATCGGTATCCCATCCCTTGTGAATATATTATTTATTCTGATAGCTTGTCCACTTCAACATTTTTTCTTGTTTCATTTTGCCATAGTAAATTAAAAGTTCTGGATTCATTTCAAACTCTTTAACAACCCATTCAATGATACCCAATAAATCACCTAGTTCTTCAGTCAAATTATCTAAAGATTGATATTGATCCTTTATACCGAATCGCAATAATTTGGAAGCACATTTTTGTACTTCTGCACATTCTTCACCAAGAATGATTAACTGCTCTGCTTGTTTATATGTTATATTAACCAAAAAATGACTCCAATGAACTTTTTTCCTCAGTAGTCCATCCGATAGCACCAACGATTGATTCTAATGGTCTTACGAATGTCATATAAAACATTTTATCCGTATCTATATATTTTGTCAAGGAATTTGGTGCTTTATTGTCCTTATCTGAAAATTTTATCAATTCATCTATTTCTGGAAATTTACTTGCCGTCGGCCAACCAAACACATTTTCTTTAATTGGATTAGGTGTTTTCATATGCACAAATTTAATTTTATCACCATTTGCCAATTCTTGTTTATGCTTTTTACCGTAATATTGATTAAACAATATTGCCGCTCTTACATGTATTGGTGTGCCACTTTTATAACCATATTCACCCTGTTTCCATTTATCAATATCTGATACACCTCTAGGGAATCCAATATCTTCTGGACCATACACATCAAACTTTTTTCGATAATCAGAAACAAATTTTTGTAAAGCACTTTCATCTTTTTCAAATACCACTGCGAGTGCCTCTTTCAACTTTTTACGCACGACTTGCGGAGTGCTTGATTTAACAATTTCAAGACCAGTTACTTTAAGTTTATACGGTTTATATTCAACACCTTCAGAATTATGTACTTTCAAAGCATAATGTTTTTTGCCAGTCCACAAACCACGAGAATAAATTGCTTCTCGTTTCATATCCATAAGTTTTTCAAAACAGTTACACAATTCAAAAATATGATCAATTGATTTTTGAATAGGCCCTTTTTGTATTTCAACGCCTATTTTGTCTAAAAATTTTACAGTGTCATCAATTGATTTATTAGGATAAACTTTTTGTATTATTTCATCTACATCAAGATATGCAGAATCTGTATCCATGTAAGTAACATAATCAACATCGGTAGTTTTTAATAACTTATTCATGTAAATATTGAGATTCTTTTCTACATGTTTATCAGATACTTGACCAGTTAAAGTAATTGCTTCACCTATAGCAAGTTCAAAATATCTAAAACCAGCATTTGTAATTGCACCATAACCCTTTGTGTTTAAGCAAGGTCGCTAAACTTGCCCCATATAGCTGCATATTCCTATGCAGAACAGACTATATCATGATCCAATTTGGACCCTCTGCGCTTCGTGTCGCTTGACACTACGTCTTTCGACTAGTCGTTACACCTTCCCAATATTGGGCTTGGCTCGGTATTGTCCGTTCTGGAGTTTCACCGAATTCACAGAGTTTTCAAGAATCATTACTGATCCATGCGCCTATTATTAAGCGTTTGCAAGAATTTTTAATGCCATTTGACGATTATTTAAACTAGAAATTGATGATTCTAATTCCGTCGCCATTTGTTTTAATGTTTCTGTATCTAAATTTTTAATATCCACACCATAACCCCCATTTGAAATACTGATTTTATATAAATAATATGGTAAATACCACATATGGAGACAACATGCTACATACTCTTTTACTTGAGTCAAATTATAACATTGATCATAATTATTTGCAAACATATTTCTCATTTTTAGACCAATGTAGTTTAAATGAATTGACTGAACAATACGAAAAACATCATATTTTACCAAAATCCCTTTTTCCACAATTATCGAAAAACAGAAACAATATAATAAAGTTGAAACCTAGAGATCACTTTTTAGCTCATTACCATCTTGCCAAATTAATTAAAGAAAAACAAACAATATTTGCATTTAATCAAATGAAAAGAGTTCTTAAAAAATATAAATCTGTCATATCTGATGTAGATTCTTTATCTCTTTTATATGAAGAATTTAGAACAGAACTATCGCAGATTATTTCTGAACAAAATACTAATTGGTTTAAAAAACTCCCAAAAGAAAAACAAATCACTATACAAAAACAAATGTCACTTAGATCAAAAGGTAAAGTTCCAGTAAAATACCCAAATGGGAAGATTACATCAATTGACAATACTCATCCAGATTATATCAACGGAATAGCGATACCAATACAAACTGGCACAAAACGATCTGAAAAAGCGAGAGAAAATTTTAGAAGAGCAAATTCAGTTGAAGTTAAAGGAAAACCGTGGCATGATCCAATTACTAAAAAAACAAAATATTTTCATGAAAATGAACAACCCACAAACTGGATTATAGGAACATTTCCAGGAGAGAATAGTGGTAAAAAAGGTTCAAAATGGTATTATAATCCAATCACAAAAGAACAAGGAAGATTTTATCATAACGAAATTCCTGAAGGTTGGATTCATGGTAGAATAAATTTTGGCAAAAACGGCAATCCATTATGGAAGAAATCAAACACCAGTTCCCCGGCGTGATAATTCATTTTTAACTTCTTGATATTGTTGCTCTAATTTCAACATTTCTTTTTTAGCAACTTTTCTACCTACCATCATCATTTCCATCATTTCGGGTAAAATGCCCTTTTTATCCTTACGATATAATGAACCATTTGCAGCAATTGTCAAGTCATTTTCATGAGCATATTTAGACAAACCCTGATTACAATTTACCATAGTATCAACATCAATTGGTTCCATTTGATCTTTTACTAGAGTTTCGGGTGAAAGATTCCATTGGCGAATGATCGTAGGATACAGTGATGCAAAGTCGAATGACATTCCCCATCCATACATTTTTAATACTGGATCTTTAACATATGCACCTTCAAATGCACTCGCAAGTTTCTTTTTGTGTGGTGGAATAGCAATCTTTTTAGCACTCAAATGATTGTAAATTAATACATCCCATGTGCGTACTGGACTGAATACTTCTTTGAAGTTGATTTTTGCTAAGTACGCTACAGAAACTGCAAGATCAATCAATTTCATTTTGTTGTCGATACGATGAACCAATCGAGCATCATGCGCGTTATAGTCAACGAAAGAATCATAGTAATCATCATACCATTCTTTAAATGATTCGCAAGGTGCTTCTCTTTTAGTTTCTCCAATTTCCTCTTGTGCAATGAAACCCAATGCATAAGATTCTTTTGCAGAATATGTGCCGAACTTTTTATACAAATCAAGATAATCTAATTGTGTCACACCGTAAATATCATACGTCTGAATTTCACGGCCGCGAATTTCCACCATTTTTTCTCTAACGATCCCAAACGGCGAAAGTTTCTTAACCCAATCATCACCAAGTATTTTAAAAATACGATTGATGATATAAGGAAAGTCAAATTGATCTGAATTCCAACCACTCACAATGTCTGGATAATAATCTGCCCAATAAGTAACAAACGACCTAAGCATTGTGTTTTCATCTTTATATGTTCTAAACTCAAAATCACCTGTTTGATTAATAGATTTTGTGCCAAACACAATTGTTTTATCTGTCGCTTTATTGTGCATTGCTATAAGCACAATAGGTGCTGGAGTAGTTTCAATATCAGGAAAACCTCCTGATATGTGTTTTCTATAACAAGATTCAGTATAATTAACCCATTTATTCAATTCTTCATCGAAGACTTCATAATCTTCTACTTCATATTTCGATGAAAATTCTGATAATGATATTTCATACTCTGTATTTTTTAACGTATTCAAAATGTCTCCCATGTTTATCATACCCACTATGGATCTTAATAATATATTTTATTTCACTATATGACATTCCAGTTAATATTTTAACATCATCATATGTATGAAATACTATTTCACTTTTATCAATATTTGTCATTTTTAATTCACTGCTTTTAGCTCTTTTTATTGCATCTGCGCGTTTTGTCTGATCACACAGTAAACAAGATTTTCTAGATCTTTCGCTTAATTCGTCCGGCGATAACATACTTAATGTTTGTTTTAAAGTAATAGAACGCTTTTTATTTGATTCTTGGGTTTGTTTTGGTTGAAATTTTTTCTTTCCAAGCTTTGGAGCTGGTTTAGCAAAAATAGGACCTATAAACATATCATCAAATATTCTTTTCTTAATCCTTCTTTCATGTGCTTGTTTTATTGCAGCAATTCTAATTTTCTCAACAATAACACTATTTTTAGTTGGATGATTTCTTGAATATAATTTCCTCATCCATTCATAATCGTGATTGTGTTGTCGATTACCAGAATGTGAATCTACAGACATATATCTAAAAGCGCTTGCCAATTTGTAACCATTGGGAGTTCCATCCCATATTTTTGCTAATAATGCATGGGCTATAAAATGTTCTCTAGCAGTTAATATTACTAAATTTTCTTTTGAATCTACACCGCCTAAACATTTAGGAAGTATATGATGGGTCTCAACATACCCATCAATAATTCTATTTTTTGCTTTATCAATTAGATTGTTATAATGTTTTTGATAGTTCATAAAATTTCCTAATATTGAAGTTGTTTTATATTTATATAAACTTCAATATCAAAAAATCATTTTTTACGAATTTTTATTTTATGATGACCACTATATTTTAAACCACCGTCAGAAACTACTTCAATATCAAGAAATTCAATGTGCATTTGATCTACATCATATTGAACCTCACCTGGGAAATTATCATGAATATATTGATATTGAAATTGAGTCATTCCATGAACATCAAAACCTTCAACATCTTTATATTGTTCAACAAATTCTTTAGCGTCTCTAATATCACCAAACGTAATTTGATCTAATCCCTGACCATAAAGTGATTTCCATTCTGTTTTTGCTTTTTTTGATTTTACATATAATGTAGGTTTGAACTCATCTTTTAAAATGACTGGTCGACCGTTTTCTATTCCCTTATAGAGGATCTTAGATCCCCATTGAAACACATTTGTGTAGAATTTGCTCAATTATTTCTCCCTCTTGATTCCAATTTGTAACATTATAATCGGCATTCACATTTCTGTCAAACATAGAATTTGTATCTTCATATTGACTTTTACTAATTGTGTCCATGAAAACAATCATATCTGCATTAAAGTTTTTTCTAGTTTCAACTGTAGGACAAATAAAGTCAACGATCACCAAGTGATTCCATGCATTTGCTGTATCAGCCAACATTTTCATTCTAAGTGATTGACGAATTCTACCTTCAGTAGAAAAATCCCAATCATCATGATCTTTTCTAACTTGATCAGCATTCAACCATGATATATGATTAAACTTAAATTCCAATTTAGAAAACTGAAATTCAGCTAACAATTTTTTAGCAAACGTAGTCTTTCCCGACCCAGGCAGCCCCATTACTAATATTTTCATATCACCCTTTCTTTATTTTATGCAACTCATCTATTAAATCTCTATTTGCCAAAGTCATTCTACTAAGTTCCTCTAGAGTATTCTTATACATCAATTGAACCATTTTCAGTGTTGCCTTAGTTTCTTTAAGTTCAATTTTCAATTCTTTTATTGTGTCTTTCTGTGCTTTTTGCAACGGCATGAAATCCATCCTCCACCATTAAGTTTTCCTTTATCCCCACACACTTCGCATGTTACTGCAGTCATAGACTCTGCCATTCTCACTAGCCCGTCAATATAATCATCACCGCCTTCATAATAAAATCTGAGAGTGCCAAACTTTTCTTTGACTTGAGTGACAACAACCTGCGGTGGTGTTTCACATACTGGTCTATATAACCCTGCACCATTTTTAGTATCGTCCAATACTGTCTGCATTACATGACCATTACTCATTGTGAAATAATGAATTAATCCACGATCATCTTTATTTTCCTTCCAACGCTTAAGAGCACGATTAAACCGAAGTGTGTTAGCACGATTCTCTCGTTTGTTATCAATATGTCCTTGAATGTGGGAACATAGATTATTGATAATGTTAAACCAACCATCACCAACTTCAAAGCCAAACGAAACTAAACTTTGTGTAATTGGAAGAAATCTTCCTTTGAACAATTTAGGGTATTTATTCCAAAGATATTTCGTATAATGTCTGTTCATAATTAATCAACCTCACAATTCCAATATTCTTTAAATTTTTCCTCAAAATCAAATTCGTACCAGCACTTCTCAAATTTAAATTCATTTTCTCTTTTATAAAAATTTTCAGCATATTCTTTTTCTTCTTTAGTAACTATAAACTCATTATTTTTGAGTTTATAGATATAATCTCCTAACACTCTTTGTTCATTTTCTCTTATTGTTTCTGGCGCTTTTAATTGAACAAGACGGTTTAACCTATCTGCTCTATGATTAATACATTTTTCTAAATCTTCTTTAAGAAACAATGGGGGAGATGAAAATTCATCCCCCATATGATTATCGTATGCACGATTATATTCTTCATATAATCTTGAATTTAATAAAGAATAATGATCTGGGTCTTTTTGATACATTTCCCAATCTAAGTCGTGTCGAATGAAACTCATTTCAAATCTCCGGTACCATACACAGTAGGAGCAAACCCATTTTGCATATAACTAGGATCAACTTGCAAATGTTTTGGTGTTTGCAGTTCTTCAATTAATCGTTGCTGAATTTTAACGAGTCGTTCCAATTCTTCAATCCTTCGGGCAAATTTTACAAACCAAATAGGCATTGTAGGTTGTCGCATTATTTCAAATCTCCAAAGTTATTAGCAACATCTTTATCCAAACGACGCTCAATATACACAGGTAAGAATAACGTCCATTTTCCACTCTTTTTATCCTGAATAAGTTGATTATATTTGATAGTCACAATTTTGTCAAGGAAGTATTCTGCGGGTTGATCACGATCTCCATCCTTGAATCCGGTGCCGACATTAACACGAAGTTTGCTATCAGCAGTTTCTGCAATGATGTTACCCAAGCGGCCTGAATTTTTACCAGTACCCAATTCCCATCCGACAACGATCAGATCCGCTTCTTCTTCACCTTTCATTTTACCCAGATCTTTGGTTCGCTTAGGTTGCCATACAGACTTGATGTTCTTAAGAACCGCACCTTCATGACCATGTTTGATGCAATGTTCATAAAAATCCATCGCTTCTTTCTCAGTTTTAATTACTTTTGCTTCGGCAACCCAAATATTGGAATTGTGTTTTTGTACTTCAGTCAAATTATCCCAACGACGAACATATTCATCATATCGATCTTCATACATTAAAGTAGAACTGAAATCGACAATATCCCAAGCAATGAAGGTTGCATATTGAGCAATCTCTGAGTTCTTTTTAATCAATTCTTCAAGTTCTTTTTCTTTTTCAATCAATAATTGTGATGTTTTTTCGTATTTTGTCAACATGTTTTCTCTCAATAATTTTAAGTTCAATATCAATGTTTTGATCTTTTGCTGCTTGTAACTTTAAATGAATATTATTTTTATCTCTTTCATACCAATAAAGAGATTTTACTTCTATGAATTTATTTTGTGAAATTATTTTAATATCAGGAAAATATCTTCTCTTGTGTCCTTTAGCATCTTCATAAAAAATAGCAAATTCTTTTCTTTGATTGCACATTAAAATATCATTTGGGTTGATTCCAGAACTTATTAAATCATAAATTTCAACATCTTCGTATCCTTGAGTTAAAAATTCTACATTATGAATCAATTTTTTCTTTAATACAGAAAATCCAGAATTACCAAAATGCGAAACACCATATTTTTTTTCGATTGTGTTGATTCTTTTTTCTACAGATTTATATCTTTTTTCATTTGAATATGATTTATTTGCTCTACAAACAGAAGTATACCATGTATCATTAGATTCTCTTGTCTGTACTGCTTTCTTTATTGCTAAATCAAATCCATTTAATCCTGTTATTGGGTCTATTTTTTGTTTTCTAGTTGCAGCAGATTTAATACACTTCTTGTTATGATCAATAGTTTTTAAATGTTTTTCATATTGTTTTTTTAGTTTTTCTTTATCTTGCCATCTGTGTTCATTGCAACAGTAAGTACTGAATAAACCATCATGTCCATGTCTTAAGATGAAGTTGTCACAACATTTTAATTGACATTTAGGCGGATTTACTATATTTTCTTTTAAAATATGCAAACATAACTTTAACTTTGGTGAAAATCCATATAATGTTAACCAATCAGTTTTTAATGATAATACAGCATTTTGTAATATTGTTGGTAATTGTTCAATATTTCTTATTGATTTTTCTGAGATTGAATTAATTGCTGTTTCAATTGACATATTTCTTCCTCTAATTTTGTTTTCATTCTTATCATATTTATACAAGAGTTGAAATGTCCGTTGCTCGTTTTGCGGTCAAGAAATTTGCCTTTGGCATCACGGAACACAACCTCACCATCCCACACTTCGCCTTCTTTCATGAGCAAACGAGCAGATGCATCCAATGCACCACAAAATTCGATGATCTTACCGTTGCGAGAATACGCCGTAGCAGTAGTTCCATCAAACATCAAATGGCAACGACCACCATCAAATTTAACTTGTGCAAACGCGGGATATTTGATACCGCTGATATCCTTATATGCAAGCATTACGTCAAACGTGGGAATCAATCCTGGCCAAACTTTGTTTGCAGTCGATTCAGAGCAACCAACACGAAGATCACGATTAATGATTCTCTCAATCACTTCTGGTTCTTCACATTCTTCAAGAATTGCGGTCAAATGAGCAATTGCACTATTACCCGTATGGGTACGATTCGTAAGTAGCTTGAGTTCCTTGAGCGCTTCTTCAACAGTATATGAATGTGTCCTACTCTTACCATATCTGGGAATCTTAGCAATCCAATAATTGATCATAGGATCATATGCTGCCTTGAATACATCACGCAACAGATCATTTTTGACCTCACGTTTAAGAATTGCTTCTTTGGCAAGACGACTGTTGTCAG